GTTTCGGAAACCTGTCAGTGATTGAGAGAGGAAAGTACCACGGGGGATATACTTTGTTCCCTAGATATAAGGTTGGATTTGACTTGCGTACGGGCGACTTCTTGGCCATGGATGTACATGAATGGCATTGTAATACGGAAATGCGTGAGAGTGCCGAGGATAAAGAGTTCAATAAGGCTCTACCCAAGGTCTATTTGAATGACGTGGAGACTGGTACGCAGGGCGTTGATAAGAATTATAGCCGTCTCTCATTCGTGTGTTATTTACGTGAGAAGCTGGTAGTCTGTAAGGCAAGTGAGTCAAAGACATACTATAAGCGTATTGGCTACGACCCTAAGAAGCAGACACTGAGAAAGCACGGGACTAAACCAGAAGGCAGTAAAAGGAAAACAAGAAAGAAGAAGACTGGTCTATGGTAGATGGACTCTGAACGCGCAAAGTCGGCAGCAGAAGCAATTAAAGCCGCCCAGACACTTGCGAAAAGTATGAAGATAAATGTGAAACCAGGTTCTACACAAGGTCCAGGGCAAACGACTAAAATACAGCCATCGGGTCTTCCAGAACCTATTAAAGGCAGTGGATTGATGGGTGTATTTATGTATTTTGTTGCTGGTCTTTTAGTTCTTGGCATCATACTGATGCTAATAGACTACTGGTTGTATCCTATATTCAAACGAACTCCTGGGTCTCCTGGATTTGTATTGATACCCGGCACTGATAAATCTGACCCATTTTGGGATACATTTAAGGAAGTAGGTAATATCAAAATCGGAGCACCACCGAAAAAGGATAGTTCTCAACCTACTGCAGTACAGTTATCAAGTACTACGATTGAAGGTCAGAATAGCTACAGTCTAACGTTGGATGTATTTATAGCCGATGAATACCCACAACAGACTATTAAATCGCATAAAGATGTTCAACGCACATTTTTCTTAATGGGTTCCACGGTCACCACACCATCTATGACAATAAGCCTGGATAACGAGAAAAATACGGTATATATTAATGTCTATGACAATAATGCGAGAATTCAAACGGCCGTCTTAGATAACGTGCCTATCCATACTCCATTTAGAGTTGGTGTTGTAAAGACGGCCTACGCAATGGAGGCATATCTGAACGGCCTTCTGGTAAAAACTGTACAATTGCGAAGTAGTTATCTGGATCCTAGTACGGGTGATACTATATTTGCACCTTCCAATATCATATATATACCGCCTTCACAAGGAAAGGGTCCTTCTCCTGCCCCGATTAGTTTGGCAGCAGGTATAAAGGTATTAAACCTTCGTTTATTTGGTCAAGCAATTCAACCAAGCGAAATGCGAGCACGCATGGATGATTTAACATCACCTTCCACGTTTGGTAATAAGAAAGATAATAATACGATATCAGGCATACTTGATGAATTCTTCGCATAACAAGATTCTTATATGGCTGATTCTTAGATGAGGTTTCTGTGGTTCTTAGCAGCGATAGTCCTTTTAACATACGGTGTTTATTACGGCGTACGTTATGTTGCGCTTCCTAAGCCCCCAATGCAAGTTGGCCCCGAAAAAATGTCACTTTCAAAGAAAATTCAAGTGGCGGATAGTGAGAAATTAAAGGCGTCGTGGTATAACACGTCCGGGTCAACGCTGTTATTCTATATTTCCCCAAAAATTATGGATCGTACTGGGGTAGTCGGTAATGAATATGTTACGGCAGTTCAAATTGGCTCTAAAGAGTCATTGAAGATTTTAATAGCGCCCGACGCAGGAAGAGGTAGTATGTTGGCCCCCGCCATTCTAGAAGTCTTTATAAGTGGAGAACAGCAATCTGAAATCATAGATATATCAAATATGCCTCTACAGTCTTGGAGTTTCGTAGCAATAGTGAAAGAGGGGCGTAAATTCAATATTTATGTGAATGGGGTCTTATCTGCCTCACATACCTGTACGGCAATGCCTGATTATGATGAAACCCAGCCACTTTCGATTGGTGATAAGAAACTTGGTGGTACAATTGCCTTAATGAGTCTTGCCCCTTATGCCATGCAGCTTGACGACATTCAAAGCATTGCTAGAGAGACTATGGACACCGATAATAAACCATATTTGACCTCTGAATTACCCATGTTACCAGAATTCTCATTACCAGCAATTACGGGATTTTTCACATGCCCCGGTGGAAATTGTGATAAAAATATAAAACCAGGTCCGTTTAATAAATGGACATCAATATATGCTTGAAACTTTTATAGGTAGTTGTATTAGAATTAAATGGATAGTGGAGCATCTTCAGGTGGTGCGTCTAACATGGTATTCGTAGCCTCAGTATTTGTGATTCTGGCGATTGCCTTATATTACTTCTACAAGTGGTTGAATGGTTCTGATGAACAGAAGGATATGGTTATATATACTTCACCTGATTCCGGCTTGCCTGGTAAAAGTGATAAAGTTGTGAGGTTTGGCACTACTAATTCCGATATCCCACCTCTCTATGAGGGCGGTGAGTACTCAGTTAGTACCTGGGTCTATATTACTAACTGGGGTGTGAATAAGGGTTACAATAAGCCCTTCTTAACCTTGACTGGTGGAAGTGGTCAGGGCGGCTACGCAACAATGATAATGTATCTTGGACAGAATGTTAATAAGCTTGGTATCCGTGTGAGCACGGAGGATAACAAACTCACGAGCGCCAAGTTGGAACATATCCGACCTGTGACTGGAAATGGCTATGGTGTTTCTCCCTACACCGATGCGGCAGGCGACTTTAAGAAGTGTGATATTGAGAGTATTGACATGCAAAGGTGGGTAAATATCACGGCAGTGCTGAATGGACGTACACTTGATGTTTATATTGATGGTAAGATGACGCGTAGCTGTGTTCTGAATGGGATGTTTAAGGTGGACGGTGATTCTCCTGAACTAATGTTGGGTGGCCCCTACGGCTTCGGTGGTATTATTGGCCAGACGGTTGCTGCCAATTTCGCATATTCCCCGGACCGCGTCTACAAGATTTACCAGAACGGTCCTCTGGATACCTCCATCTTGAGCAAAATAATCGGCATTTTTAATCCGGCACAATATTCCTTTTCCATTAAGCGTAATGGTCAGGAGATTGTATAATTTAAATATTAAGCGCTAGTAAAATGATAAAACAGTTATTTACTGTCTTATCATTTTTCATATAGTTGATAGATAGAAGGTCATGGATGTATCTAGCATGGTGTCTGGGTCCGACCCATTATCACAAATCTTTACGGCGATTGCTATAGTAATCCTGCTGTATATTGCAATGGGTACTGCAGAATACATGTACAAGTCATTTATGGCTATGTGGAAGGATCGTGTTGAATTATTCCCCAATACCTACGTATCCGGTAATAAGATGTATACTGCCCTTCAGAATCCGTATAACCCAGATGCAAAGACTGTGAATTTTTCTGAGAACCAGCGTTCCGGCATTGAATTCAGTTATTCTATGTTCATCAAGATTGAAAGTCATACATTCCAGAAAAATGAAAAGAAACTCTATCACATCCTTCATAAGGGCTACAGTCAAATGTTCCCTTTGATGGGCCCGGGTATTTTTTGCTGGGGGGATAAGAACTGCTTGCGCATCTATATGAATTGCTATGATACTTGGGATAATTGGACGGATATTGAGAATATCCCTGTGGATAGATGGTTTCACCTTGTGGTGCAATGTAGGGGGAATACACTCTATATATATCTGAATGGTAATTTGAAGCAAAAGGTCAAGCTCGCGGGAGATACTCCTCCCTATCAAAACTACGGGGATGTCTATGCCTTCAGTACGAGGAAGATGACCTTATACAAGAATCAGACGGATTCATTGGCTAGGGACCCAGAATTTGTTGATACGGGGGTAGACAATGTTACTCCTCAGACGAGTTTGAGTTTTGATGGGCCTATCAAGGGCATGATTAGTCGCGTAAATTATTTCAGTTACGGTTTGTCCTATAGTGAAATCCAGGCATTGATGAAGGAGGGACCTTCAAATAAGATTACAGTGGATTCAATTGACACTAGCATGTCAGGCTATTTGGCTGACACTTGGTGGTCAACGGATGGTACGCGTATGTAAAGTCTAAGTATGTGCGGAGGTCTAAAATTATATCTCTTCTTGTTTCGCAGTAGCAAGAAGAGATAGAATGGCTGGTGGCGGTTTATACATTTTAGTTGCCTACGGCTCGCAAAATGTAATTCTTAGCGGGAACCCAGATTTCACGTTCTTTTATACAGTTCTCAAAAAATACAGTCACTTCTCGTTTGAATCTGTGACTATTCCGTTGGAAGGTCCGCAAGAGTTGTTTTTTGATCAACCAGTGAAACTACGTGCTAAGATTCAGCGTGTGGCAGATTTGTTGACAGATTTGTTTTTTACTTTTAGCTTGCCCGATATATACAGTAAATTCAATACGGTGAGAAGTTCCCAGTTTGAGTTTCAGTGGGTCCGATATATTGGGGCTCAGATTATTCAAGATGTATCCTTTTTTGTGGGTGGTACTCTTGTACAACAGTTTGATAGTGATTATATTATTTCGTCTGCATTTATGGATCAGGATGAGACACAGTATAATAAATGGCAATCACTCGTTGGAGATGTTCCCGAATTGTATGATCCAGCCAATGGAAAGTATGCCGGGATCGTGAGTAGTAATAGCAAGAGAACTACAGGAATGTATCCAAATGTCTATGCGGACCCTACGGTGACTGGTCCACAGAACAATTTTCCGTCAATTCCTGGGCGTGATATTACGGTACCACTTGGCCTCTGGTTTTCACAGAGCCCTGCATTAGCCTTACCGCTTGTATCACTACAGTATCATGAATGTGAGGTTCAACTTACTTTGAGAGCGATTCAGGATTTATATACCGTGTTGGACCCGAATGGTTTCCGTGTGAGACCGTTGAATCAGGTGGTCGGGACTACGTTACAGATTGAATCGGGGAATGTGACATATTCAACAAATAATGAGGATGACATGTATATTCGCCAGTATTTAGTTGATGCAGGATATGATGTACCGGCATTAAATACATGGCCACTGAACCCACGCATTCAGACTACGCAGGTTTATTTAACAGATGAAGAAAGGACGACCTTCGCTACGAAACCGCTGAATTATATTGTGAAACAGATGACTAAATACACATTTCCTAGTAATAATTCACGACAACTTTTTGAACTATTCACACACAACCCTGTACCCCGTATTATTACAATACCTAGAAGAAGTGATGCCACGCCGAATTTGAATGCTTGGACTAACTACACGAATTGGTGGCAATATCCACAAGCACCCTTTATTCCCACGAATTCACCAATTCCTGGGGGTAAAGCATCATCGGGTCTGAATGGTATAGGAACACAGCAGGATATTATTAGACAAATGCGAGTGCTATGTGACGGGAATGAACTTCAGGAAATTAAACCCCTCCAGTACTTCAATGAGTTATCTTCTTGGAAGTATGCGACGGGCGTGCTTCCACCCGGATTGGCAATTTACAGTTTTGCTCTTGATTCATCTAAGTGGATAAAACCCAGTGGTACTCTCAATACGAGTAGAGTGCGGAAGTTCCAATTAGACGTTGATGTATGGCCTCTTACAACGAATACCAATTACTTATATGATTTTGTTGTCTATGTGGAAAGTCTGAACTTCTTTGTGGTGGAAGGAGGTATGGGGGGTATGAAGTATGCGACGTAAGACGGCAAAAAATTGAACTGGATGACTGGTGTTAGGTTGGTACACAACAAGAATGCCGAGAATATCTGGAAATAGCAAACTTGATATTGCTCTTAGAGAACGCGGGCTTTATAAAACGTATGTTATAGAGGGATCTGGAAAACAACTTCGTTTTATCTGTCTTGATATAAATAAGTATCAGAATCTAGATACTGGGGAAATTTATACATGCGCTCGTGATATACTTCTAGCACATGCAAAGTTACATCAAGGTCCTGGAATAGGATATGGTCTGAATTACTTTACAATTACTAGTGGTCCAGATAGGGGTAAGAAGCTTTCAGAAGTTTAATCCCGCTTCTTCTGTGTAATACGTCTATCGGCAATACGAATCTCTGGAAATCCAGACTTCCGTGTTGGATTTGATTTAACAAACTCAGGGTATTTTTTAAGAAGAGCCTTTACTGCGACATGTTGATGTTTTAGTCTATTCCGTGTCTGCATACCCCCTGGCTCTTTATAGTACGCAGTCTTAGGAGACACAAAATTAAGACGTACTACAGAACCGTCTTTTACAAAGAATTTGAGAGTCCTCTCATAATCCTCTTTTTCACTTCTGTCTAAGTGTATTTCCGACCCTGGATTGAAACAACCCCAGAAACTTCCAATATTGAACTTCAAATCTGTTGAGACAGTGGGCTTCATGAAGAATCCATTGGCGCTGGGATAGACTCCCCAGAAACGACAGTTGGCTTTTTTACACTCTGCGAATCCACGCTTTATAATATCTTTAAGACTCCGGAGTGGTCGTTCATGGCGCTTTACAGAGCCATCATACTCAATAAATGACCGTATATCATCATCACAGCAGACAAGTGGTGTGCCTTTGGGGAAATGTTCAAAAATCCAATTACGTACTTCAGCTAATCCTGGAACACCGACGAGAATCTCGCCATATGTCTTGGGGTCTAAGACTGCTTCATATTCGGCCTTCTGCTCTTTATCGGCCACTACGACGAATATCTTATCCTTGGGAATCTTGTATTTGTGTAATACGGCAAGTGTCTTGTCACGGCAGCCCTCTGGCCTTTTGTATGATGGAATCACTACAGAATAGTCCATCTCCTAGTATAATGCGATATATTTTAATAGTACGAAAGTTTAGAAGTATTGTAGATGGGAAATACGCTAACACTTTTAAGCAATAAGATAAATCATACGATATATACAAATTTAAATGATCCAGAAGCCGAGGCTTACGCAAAAGAGCAGGCTAAAAAGGCAGAGCAGGATAAACTAGTCGCAGAAAGAAAAGCATTGGCTGATAAAAGTCAAGCAGAGAAAGATAAGGCCCTCGCTAAGAAGCAGGAAGAAGACGCAGTAAAGGCTGAGAGAAGTACATTTAAACCGATTAAGCACACAGGAGGTCTTGTGGCAAAGAAGTCAATAGACATGTTTTGGTCGCTCTTAGTTATATTACTCGCATTATATGCAGGAAGTATTTCGGCAAATAAAGCAATTGGTTACAATATACCCTTTCGGTTATTTAGTTTTTTATACGGTGTAATATTATTTCCGCTTGTCTACATAATGTTGATAATTGACATGTATAGAGGTACTACAAAACATATGCATGCCTTTTTGCCTCTTATGAGATACCCTAAGCCAATGTGGAACGGTGAAATGTGGAATGGTCCAAGTGGGTGGATTGAACGCGTATTTTGGGGACCGTTTTCATACACTGATGATGGGTCAGTAACTTTGGATGCTGCGCGAGAGGAAGTAAAAAATTTATATATCAATGCTGCGGGTGCTACGGCTACTATTGTAGGCGCATTAACAGCTGTGGCCGGTGCTTCAAAGGTGGCAAGTAAATCTGCTCC